TACAACTGGTTACGAAGCGAAACCATAGAGATGGCTTCCGCTGCGTCAGCCGGAGACGAAGGAAAGACACGTCTGACTCGGACAACACTAACGTCCTCGCCAGCGTAGAATTCCTTCCCACAGGACTCTCTGAACCTTCCGGTCCAGAAAGACTTGCGGCGATTCACTAGCAGTCCAACAGACTCTAGAGAATCAATCACCGGTAGCACATAGTCTACAGGGACAATGATGTCATCCCCGTAGATACGCACCTGTCCTTTGAACTTTTCCAAGTCCTCAGGACAAAGCAATGCGTTAGACGCGTTCTCAATCCCACAGAAGACTAAGGTTAAGAAAACCATAGCTTCAATGGGAAAAGTAAGCGCCGAACCCATAGACGCAAATTTGGTGAGGTTAATAACTTCACCATAAGCATCAGCGCGAGTACTCCTACAAGCTTGCACCGCACCATTAAGGTACGGATGCTTGCTGAATAGGCGCTCGACAAGCTGATTCGAGACACGGTCACTTGCTTCACTAAGGTCTAGTGTTGCAAGCGTCCCAAATTGGGAACCCTTCAATGCCATTCGCTGATTGGGCGTCTGGTCATCGAAGCCCAGAAAACGGTCGAGGAGGTTATTCTCGCCAATTTTCTGCACGAACAATAGCATTAAGCCTTGCTGTATGTACTGCATAACAGTAGGCTCAATAGCTATCACTCGTGGTGTCTTGAGCGTTTTAGGAACAAGAGTCACCTTAACAGGTAGCTCTTCTCCAGGTTCGAGGAGCTCGACATCGCCTTCCAATTCATCGATAAACGAAGAATTGACTGCAAGAAACTCTTCCCAAGGGAAGAACTCCTGCAGACGGCGGGTCCAGACGCGCTGGTTGAACTTCGCGTTTCCGCGAAGTTTATCAACCGTTGCACCTGGACCGTGTTTAGGGTTTACTGACTCACGCTCCCAGACCTCGCGGTCGAGGATTGTGAACAGCTCCCCAAACAACATCTCCGCAATCCGGTCAAATTGGAGATAATCAATCTCCAACCCCGGAATTTGGAGTTGTTCGAGTTCCTGCTCACACGCAATGTATCCGTCTAGTGCCTTCTGCTTACGTGCATCACTGCACTCAAGCAGAATCTTTCCAAACAGCAGCGTTAGCTGCCTTATGGATCGAATGGCATCTATACAGACATCATTGCGTAACGCACCGCTACTGCGATCGAACACGAGCTCCAGGAACCCACCTAAGAAATTAGGGAGTTCCAGCCTACCCTGTTCTTGCGTCACTTGACGCTTGAAACCAGGGAAGGCGGAGGGAGCCACCCAACCGTCTTCAAGGCATGATTCAAATGCCTTTCCGAAGTCGGGGAGGGTAATCGTCATAAACGAGAACCCTTCATGTTCGTATCGCACCTTGACTCTGTCTTGGTCTCGCTTCACCGATTGGTGAAGACGGGTAACCATCTCAGAGTCGAGGTTGGCGCTAGTGCAACATCTACTAGCACATTCCTGTGCTAGCTTATTCCAGAGCAACGTCAGGCTTTTCAGTACTTCCTCTCAATAGGGGTTAGTACATCCATTAGCCTACGTCCGACTGGTTGTCTTAATTCGCTTTCTCGTTCTAACGAGAATGTAATTACCACGATGCCTAAAGCCAACTGAGATGTAAGCTGGGTTTTCATTCCAGCGAACACCAAAGCGGGCATCAGGCGGACATGGAACCACATACTCAACAGAGAGACCCCGTAAGGGAATCTCACGTGCCAACACAATAGTTCGTATTGTCACGTACGAGAAGACAGCCTCGAAGACTCGAGACCTAGCTCTCACCTCCAAGCAACTTGGAGACGAGCAGGTCCGAGCTGGCCGTAATGGCGGTTTTGAACCCGCCATAGACGGCCAATGCGTCCGCGTTGGTGTATCCCACCGGGGGCCGGTCGAAGACGAGGTAGCAGCTCATGCTCCTCTCAACGTTCCGGTCCGGAAGGTACACGTCCGCGGAGATCTTCTTGGTGTCGAGCCTCAGCACCTGACGCGTCCGGTTCCCGTACTGGGAGCTGGCGCGAAGGGCGAGAAGTCCGTCCGCAGAGACGTAGTCTGCCGTGTACCGACCCGAGGAAACTCGGGGCAGTGACACGGCTCCTGCGCCAATGTTGACAGACTGAGGATCAGCGAACGACATAGGCATTGCTCCTTGTGGTGTTTTAAACGCGGTACAAAACCGCCCGACTACCTGGACTTTTGAAGGCCCAGAGCAGTCAATATGGAGATCTGAAACGGTGACAAGCCGTCCCAGGTAACTCCAAACCCATAGGGATTGGCTCCGCGTCTTACCTTGGTTTCAGTAACCAGGGTAACGGGGCGGACAGGCAAGGAGGAACCGTTGGATTGCGTTCCACCTTGGTAGGTATAGACATCACGGACAATTGTATGCTCCATGATGTAACCATACGCCAAAACATTGCCATCGATGGTAAAGCTGTCAACGTTAGAAATAACGTCGCCAGCATTGCTAAACCAGTCGACAGCCCAGCTCCATGGCGCAAGCTCCCACAAAAGTTGTGGTGAGAGTTTCAGGCCGATTCTATCGGCGAAGAGGCTATACCTATCTACCTTAGACCGGGAGTCGTATCCGGTCGGCAGATGGTAGGTAAAAGCCCCACTGAACCATCTCCGCTTAGTTATAGTTCTGCTAAGCGTGCGTGTGCCATACGTCGAAATACAGTTACCCGCAGATCCGAGGAACCAAGGTGGTGCCCCGGGTACAACGGTTTCTGACTTCGACGTGATGGATGGGAATTCGTATCGACGTCTTACTAGCCTTCCGGCGTCGCGTTCATACTGCTTTAACACAGCATTGAACCGACGGACGGCACTCGCAAATTCGCGAATGTCGTTTACAAGAGGCAGCCACCCAAACTGGGCAGCCAAGTACTCAGAGCCCGCTTTTTGCGCGGCGCTGGTCTTGTCTTTCCAGCTGGCTGAACCCTCATGGTGGTGCAAACCACCATGTAGGATCTCACCAAGGGCAGTTCCCGTCGATGCGATACTATTGTCGGGCTTGCAGCGAGCAATAGCCGTTGCTCCCAAAGCGTTAAGTTCAGCATCGCTGGACCTATTGCTAGGGGGATACGGCATTGCGCTGCCAGAGGAGGGACCAATAGCAAGCAGTGGACCGCTATATGAGCGGTTTTGCTGCACATTGACCCCACCAGGGCCTTGTTGTACAATCCAATAGCTGTAGGACATAGCTGACGGCGTTATATCGCAGTCAATATATGTCTTCTGGCTATCGAATGGGCCCCCGACATTGGCAATCCCCTTCGGACGATTCCGAAATGGATGGCCTTCCGAGCCAGTAACCTGGCTCCCTGAGAATTCCATCGTTTTAACTGATGGAGGGATAACTTCGGTAGTCGATTTGACTCCGTAGATATCGTTCGCGTTATACACACGTTCGAAAGAATCACAGGTCTTTAGACCTATGGTCCTTTCCCTCCATCGCGTAGCGATGTTCGGCTCAGGCATCCGAGCTCCTCTGGGTAAGAATCACTCCTTTGAAAAGAAGTGGGTGATTGGTGCACTGCGTTGGTGGCG